TGATTAATCCAGTTGAATCGAAGTAGCGGTCGACAGGCTCGGTGTGACGCCTGATCCGGTTACGATGTTCGGCGTTACCGTGCCGGAAAAATAGATCTCCTGTGCGCCGGTCGGTGGTGTGGCGTTGGATTTAGCAGTCGCAAAAAACGTCGCCGTACCACTGCCACCAGTACCCGCCGGGAAATTGATCGCCGCTACCGGCTGCGCTTGGGTCGGTGCGGTACCGCTCACCGACCATCCACCGCTGGTACGCAGCACGTTGACCCGCGTATAGCTGGTGTAAGTGACCTCAGTCGTACCAGCATTTCCAGTATCGCCGGGATCGGCGGTATGCAGCGAGATGCCAATATTGGTTTGCGGCGTAGAAGCGGCGTTGTCGGCGACGTTGGCCCATGCCACAGCCTGATAAATCAGCTTGAGAATGTTGGTTTCGGTTGCGTCTGAGATACCCATCGTCGTTACCTCCGTCGTGAGTAAGTTGAAAATTGCTGGGGATAGACCCACGCCTGTGCCCTATAGACGTTACTATGCGACGCTTCGTTGCTCGCAATCGATACCGTCTTGTTGAATACCTTCATATGAACGACTGATAATTGCAGATTAGTGTAAGGCTTGGCAGGCTGCGCCATCATCCGCCCCAACACCCCGCTAAGGATGCCGACGCCATATTTATCAAGTATCCATGATGGGAATTCAGGGTAGCCATTGCTATTCGTCGGGTCGATGATACTCAACGCCACTGTCGCCGTATAAGTGTCATCCTGACCGGGCGGCGTCATAAAAGTTACTTCGCCGGGTAAGTCCATCAGCGCGCGCTGCCGGAAGCCATTGCTGGAAACCACGCCCATCAATCGAATAATGTTTGAGACACTCTCGGGCTCGATATAGTAGATCGTACCCACTGGATCGCTCGCAGTAACTGAGAACGTAACAGGCTCTGTCCAGATACTGGTACTTCGGAAAAATGTATCGAGTACATTAAACAGCTCCAGCAGGATCACGCTGTCCAGCGCCCCCGGAAGCGAAGTGCGGGCATTCTTGATTAATCTATCTGTTGCATAACTCATGAGATCGTCAACAATTGCTGGGTGAATTTGGCGATGAATGCCCCCGAACGGGCATCCTGCGTATCCTCCTCATCGCGTAGCTGCGAGAAGCCAACCATGAAAAGTAGGAACGGCACGCGATACTGTATGTCCATCGCGAATGCGGTGCCCGCTGTAAGATCAGTAGTAGTGAATTGCGGAATGGTGGTAACTTCCAGAAACAAATCCGGCCGGTTACGCCGGGCGGTCATGATGGCCAAGTTCAGCGCTGATATGAGTTCCGCATCGGCATAGCGATACGTCACCACTGTATCCTGCAACAGGACACGGGTTTCGTTGACGTATTGCGTCACGGTATCAAGCGCCATTCATCCCTCCTTAAGCAGGCAGCGGCCGAGGTATCACCCCGGCCGCTGCGCTTGCTGCCGGGATTTAACCGACGGTGACAACCGCCTGCGCCAGCGCCGTACCATCAACCACTTTATAGCCGAAGACTTGCAGGCCCCTCATGATCGTTCCAAAGGTCTGCTCAGATCGCATTGTCTCCATCTTGGTCATTTGCGACGCGAATGTCAGACCATGCGCATGGCCCGCATAGATCAGATACTCGCCCGCAACCAGACCAGCACCAACGCCGGAAGGCAGCAGGTTGGAAGTGTAGAGGGTGAAGCGATCCACCATACCAATACGGCCATTACGCAGGATTGAGGTGCCATCGCCCGAAAGATAGGCTTCGCGCAGTTCGCTCATCTTGATCAGCGTCGCGGCCCATGTCGGCAGGACGACCCAACGTCCCGTCTCCGGGATGTTCTGTTCGTCCAACGTCTGGCCGAGACGCAGGATGGCGTCGACGATCTCGACCTTGCCAGCGGCGGGGCTGCGAGCAACCAGCGCCAGCGGACCCGTCGAAGTAACGCCGAGATTGATAGTAGCGGAAATCCTGCCAGCGGTGGCACCACGATTTTGGACTGCCGTCGCACCATCCTTCATACCAAGCAGCACGTTGGTATCAATGGTGATCTTCATTTGTTCGGCAGCGTCGTCGCTCCACATGCTGAGCAGGTTCAGATCGCTCTGCACATCCATGACGTCGTCGAGAATGGTATTGAAGTATTTGCCCTTATCAATTAACAGATCGAGCACGTTACCGGACGGGCGCTGCAAAGTGAGCGACTGATCGGCGGCGTAATCGCTGATATTGATCGTCGGCTTGGTGCGAATACGCACCTTATCGCCCTGATTTTTAATTTCCCCCTCATAATCGGTGTTGCTTATCGCCGCGAGCACTGTGCTCGCATAAAACTTTTCGACCAGTTTGCCCGACCAGATTTCAGGGATGAAACCGGTTTGTCCAAGGGTGTTACCTGCAACAGTAAACGGATACGCGCTGGTACCAAGCGTACTGCCAGTTGGTGCGATAGGGAATGACGTCGTATATGTCGACATCGGGGATGTCTCCCATGAAAAGGGTTATCGGATACGCCCCTCCCGCTCCGCCTCGAAGATCATGGTTTCGAGTTGGTTCTTCTCTGCCTCTCGCCCCCGGTACTTGCCGGATGCCGAGTCGGCATAGAACTGCGTGATCTGGGCGCGGGTGATAATCGGCTTCTCAACAGGGACGTTGGTCGTCGCTGAAGTCTTGGCTCTGCCCGGTGCGGCGAAGGCTTCGAGCGAGAGCTTGCCGTTTTGGGCAGACTGTGGCTCTTGGCCTTGCGGGACGTAGGCAGCCTCTTGATCAAGGAAGCCTTTGAAGAAGGATAGCACACGGGGAGAATTAGCCTGCGCGTATGCCGCCCTCAACAGATCATGTTTAATAGCACCAGAGTACATGTCTGGCAACGCTAGCCATGCTTTGAATTCCGGCATCATGTTGACGTCGCGCCAAACCGGCAGCGCGCGGTCCAGAGTGGCTTCCATCTCGAATCGCGCTTTAGTGGCGTTCTGTTCAGCGTTACCTTTGAACTGCTGCTCCAGTCTCGAAAGCTGGCCCCGCAATGCATTAACTTCGGGATTGAGTTCTTCCTTGGCGCGCCGCGCGACGACGCCGAGAAACTCCGAACCGTACTCGCTAACCTCTTCGGGGGTCAAAAGACTCTGCGGGCGTAGCTCCGCAGGCGTCGCCGGGGTCACCTGCTGCATCGACGCGATCAGACTCTGCATTGATGCAATCTGGCCGCTCATACCCAAAATATCGTTTTCAGCCCGTTTGTACCGGCCTTCCATTGATTTGTACCGGCGTTCCCAGCTTTCTTCCTCGGGCGCAGGTGTAGGTGATGGCGGCGTAGGCGACGATGTCGGTGTTGGAAACGACGGCGCTTGCGGCGGCTGCGGCGGCTGCGGCGGGACTCCCTCTACCGGGGGGGAGGCTCCCTCTACTGGGGGAGAGACTCCCTCTACCGGGGGCTCACCATGCTGCGCGCGGAAAGCGGCATCCGCTAGCTGTGCCTGTTTCCGTACTGCCGGGGGGATGAAGGTGTTGGGATCGTCGGCCAGTCTCTGCTTGGCTGTCATTACTCTCTCCTTGAAAGCGTGACCTAGGGCTACGAAGCGCTAGACGAGGCTTTCCTGTAGATACTCTCAGCGGTCTTCTTGCAGTCCTTGAGCTGGGTGACAAGTATCGTGCATGCTTGCGCGCGGCCCTGCGCAACCGCAAGCATGCCAATCTCAGCCGAAACACACTCCATCATCCGTTGTCCGGTATAATTTTCAAACGCGGCAATGAACCTGTCCCAACTTACAGGCGCTTCGCGCGCGAGGTTAGCCGCCGCCAGAACCAGTTCCTTGTTGTCGCTCAATACTTCACCTGCGCCATATCCATTACGCTCGGCGAGCCGATGGCGTCTTCGCCCGACGGCGTCACCTTGGCGTAGTTGTTGATTGAGCGCTGCCATGGTTCACCCTTGGTAAGTAGATTCATAGCGTGACGATTGGGGAGTAGCGCTTGATTACTCCCCTTACCCAGATGCTGGATCATCTTCTGCATCGCTCGCTCCTTAAGCGGCATAGACGCTTTGTACGCCGGACTGCGTACCTGTCGTGTTGATTGCAGTACCGCCGGGCGTAGTGGCGAACTGGAACGCCTGTCCCGCTACCCAGCCATGGGTGGCAAGCGTAACGACGGCGGGCGATGCAATACTAAGCGTAGCCGTGCGCATATTGAGCTTGCCTTGCAGCGCGATCATATATTTTTCCCAATCCTGACGGTCGAGCAGATTGGTTCTTTGGTTAGCCGGAATTCCTGCTGCTACCTGCAGCGCGTTGATCTGTGCGGTAATGTCGCCGTCGTCAATCAGTCGTTTGGGAGGAAGCGCAGCCGCTGTCTGCGCCAGCGGGATAAGTTTCTCAAAGTCGTTGTCGTCGACTCTGGTATAGCCAGTGACCGGCATTTGATTATCTCCTTATTTGCCGGTGACGCCCGGCCGACGCGGGTTGGCGGACTGCTTGCCGAACATGTGGGTCGAGCCGCCCTTGCCGAATTTGCCGCCGGGGCCGGACTGCGCCTTACCGGTGCCTGCTTGCGATAGCGACTTGCGGGGTCCAGCATGCTGTTGCCCGAACATCTTGTTGTCGCCGCCCTTGTGAAAACCGGGCGTGCTGCTCTTGATTACTTTGCCTTTGGCCATAATGTTCTCCTGTTGGGTTAACCTGCGCCGCCTTGAACGGAATTGGTACGCGGACCTTGATCACCGTTCATGATCGGGCCTCGCTGCCCACCTTGCGCGGCAGCTCCCTGCGCCTGCAGGGCAGCTTGCTGTTGGGCCTGCTGCTGCTTCTGCTTCAGGTCGTCATCCGATGGCACGATGGTTTCGCCGTTAAGGCCAATGCTGCTGGCGACACTGCGCAGCACATTAGCGCGACCTTCAACGCCGATAATGGCGGCATCGATTGGATTGGCGGTTGCGGTCAGGAATTCGATCTGGCGCGAACGCTCAGTCTCGCGCTGGATTGCGACGGCAACGCCGCGCACCACGATGGATTCCTCACCAGTCAGCATGCCGGACTGATCGGTCAGCATCACCATGTCGAACAAATTCGAAAGCAGCCCCTGAAACACATCGCGGTCGACATTGGCGGCAACCGTCTGCAGTATCTTGGACGCGTTGCCCATCAGCATCGCCAGTCCGCTGGCTGTCCGGCCAGCGCCCCCCGACGCACCACCCGATAGATACTTAGGAATGGCCGATAGCTCATCGGCAAGATCGGAGAATTTCTGATAAGTCTGTAGCAGCTCGCCCGCATTGGAGTTGGGCTGGAAGAAGTCGATGGGTTTTTGAGCCGACGAGTTGTTACCCATAGGGTCGGAGGTGACGCGCCAGCGCTTCCACGGGTACAAGTCTTCACCATCTTCATCCGGCGACAGACGGTCTGTGTTAACCACCACTTGCGGGCCGGATGAAATCGATAGGTTGTTAACAAGGGCTCGCAGCGTAGCATTGCAAACTTCCTGAATATCGCTCAGAATATCCGGCAGACCGTTGCCCACGGGGGTGCCGGGGACTTTCTCAAAACTGGTGATGAAATACGGATGCCGTTTGCGTGGAGATGGGGAAAACTGAACCTTGATGACATGGCGACCTATGAGCCACGCCTGCACCATATAATCGCGCATTGCATCGGGGATAGTCTTTTTATCCATGCCATATTCAAGCAGCATCCGCCCCTGTACGTTACCGTGATACTCCAAGCACGAAATGAGCCCGGAGCGGTTCATATTGGGGTTTTCACGGGACTCTTGGTTAGCACGCTCGGCGTCCGTAGTGTCCCAATCTTCATTGAGTCCACCCCGCCCATACTCATCAAGAACAGCGCGGATCTCGTCGACATTATAACCCGGAAGATCAAGAAGATCGTTAAGGTCCGCGCGCGTAACCCGCGTGCGTTCGACAACGGCGGCATCCTCGATGTCAGCGGCACCGGGTGTCCACCAGATGTCAAACGGCGAAACCCGCAACCAGAAAAGCCGTGGCTTCTGCTGGACCGTCGCACGACCGTCGTTCCAGATGACCTGCGGCACAATCTTGACCACCGGCCCCTTGATGCACGCAAATGGAAACATCGGTAGATCAACCAGAAACGCTGCAAGCGCTTCATAGAATTTGCCTTGGCTCAACAACTCGTCAAGCTTGTCCTCGGCAACCCGCGCCTGCTTGGCAGCCCGCTTCTTAGTTGCTTGCCGCGCCGCCTCCATCAAAGAAAAAGTCCTGTCACGTATCAGCATGGCATCGACGGGTTGTCCTGCACTGGCCTGACGCTGTGCTTCGGAACCGACGAGCTGGGATATTGCCGCAACGATCTCGGGTGGAACATCGGGATCGTCGGGTGGCTCAAGTCCCCATGGCCGTTCGTTTGACAGGTAGACGTCCCGGAGCAGGGAGGAAGCGCCCCGGCATTTCATTGAAATCAATCGCGCATAAACTTCCGATCCGCCGAATTGTTTTATCTCGTTGAGTTTATTGGCGTCGTATTGGCCGTTGAATACGCGCAAACAGGAGAGCAGTCGTTCAGACCATCCAGCCGAAGAGTTATTGCGATGGCGCTTGAACTCGTCGAACTCGGTGCGGATGAAGCCTGCCAGCGAGGAAGCGACTTCCTCCGATATTTTGGCTGATGCTGCGCGTGCTTCGTCCTGCGCTTTAATGGCGGCATTGAGCTGCGCGGGCGGTATCACCCGCAACACGCCACGCCCCCCGAAGGGAGGCGTTGTACTTTGAACAGGTGCCTGTGGTCCGAAGGCCATGCTAGACTTCTACAGGATTTAAGCTTGAGGTGCACCATGGACACAGTCATCAGCCCTAGCAACAGCGATCTCGATCTGGTGCGGCTGGCGCGCGAGATTGCGATGGATATTCTTCCCATCGAAAAAATACTCGAACAGTATGCGATATCCGACGAAACATGGTCGCAACTACAGTTAAACACCAAATTCAGGATGTTGCTCGGCAGCGAAGTCGAGGCGTGGAGTTCGGCGCTGAACACCCACGAGCGGGTAAAAATGAAGTCGGCGTCGATGCTGGAGGAGTGGTTGCCCACCCTGAACAGTCGCATCCACGACTACGATGAGGCGCTGCCAGCGGTAATTGAAGCGGGCAAGATGCTGGCGAAACTCGCTGGTTTAGGTGATCGCGATGTTGGCGCGGCGGTAGGCGAGCGCTTCGTGATCAACATATCGATGGGACCGCAAGCGGAGCCGGTGTCGTTCTCCAAGGACGTTACACCGGTTAAAATTATTGAGGGCGAAAAAATTGAAACAAATTAATTACACCGCACCGCCGACCTGCGGGCGTTTCATGCAATCAGCCGCGTTCGGAAGATTGCTGGCGGGGCCGGTAGGGTCCGGCAAGACGACGGCGTGCGTATTTGAATTGTTAAGGCGAAGTTGCGAGCAAGCGCAGGCGCATGACGGCATCCGCTACACCCGCTTTGCGATTGTGCGGCAGACGCTGAAGCAACTCAAAGATACTGTACTGAAGGATATCCTGTCATGGCTGGAAGGAATGGTGAGCTACAAGGTCAGCGACAATACAGTGTACATATCGATGGGCGATGTGAGATCAGAATGGATACTTATCCCGCTGGACAGTCCCGAGGATCAGCGACGGCTACTGTCTATGCAATTGACCGGAGTGTGGATGTCGGAAGCCATCGAGATGCCGGTTGATCTAGTCGACTCATTAGCCGGTCGTTTGGGAAGATATCCGTCGGCAGTAATGGGTGGTGCAAGCTGGTTCGGAATGATTGCGGACACCAACATGCCGACGGAGGGGAGTGAGTGGTACAAGTTTATGAATGTGGATGTGCCAATCGACTGGCAGATTTTCATTCAGCCCGGCGGACTAGAAGAGCATGCCGAGAATTTGAATTGGCTGCACCAGACCACCGAGACGATGAAGCTGGCGCTCGATAGTGAAAAGAGGCTGATGCAGGGGAGGAGCTATTATGAGCGGCTTGCGCGTGGTCGTAATGCCGACTGGGTACTACGTTATGTTCACGCAAAATACGGCAATGACCCATCTGGTACGGCTGTGTTTCGGGAGTCCTTTAATAGATCGTTCCACGTTAGAGACGACGTATCTCCCGTCTCCGCCCAGCCCA